TAAGTATTGTTGGAAGTGCGCCAAGAGAGTAGCATCATCCATCGAGAGTAATTTAACTGAATCACACTCCAGTAAGTCAGAGAGTGTCATGATGTCTTGATGATCTTGATTTCGTGTGCATCAACAGATGACATGACGCCGGATAGTCCCTTCAGCGAAGTCTTCAAATCGACTAGCTGTTCTGAAGTGAGACATAGACCAGTGAGATGGAGAGGCTTATCACCTGCGATACCATCTTCCAGATAGTCATCTACACGTTGCTTCCAGAGCGGGACAGTAGACTTGGACTCGACAGGGACAGATACAAATGTACCTAGACCTGACTCACGGAACTCAGGGCGGTAAGAGATACGAATACCTAATCCACGCTCACGAGTAACCGCTACCATCTCGTTCCACTTGGCATATGTTTTGTTGGCATCATCTAAGTTATCCAGAAGATAACGAAGGGCTTGGTTGATGCGTAGGTAAAGGGTCTCTTTGGAATGTTGAGGGAACTGGTCATACCGAAAGATGCGATCCTTCCTGTCGGAGAGCATGGAATCAATCTGAACCTTCAGACCGAGAGCATACACTTCCTTGTAGTAGGGTGCATTAGAACGACGTGACCAGCCCACAGGACGATTGCGAACAACCATGTCCACAACAGCCTTGGAGACTTGAGGATTCTTAAAGAAATCCTTGATTGAATTTGTTGCTGTTTCTTCGGGTGTCATAAAAATATACTCGTGGGAGTTATCATGATGGGATTATCGTGGGCATGATATACTCTCACGGTAGAAGGTATAGTCCACTATCTCCTATGTTACTGTCAACTGGGAGATTAAGTCACCTCTTGTTTAGACTCCGAGAGATTGCAGAGTATACCAGACTAGCTACTGTAGCGGTCGTTTCGTTGGAAACCAACGGCGTCTCCGTATTCACTATCCGGCTTTCTCGCTGGTGTAAATCCTGATGATCCAGCGGAAATCACAAGTTACATATAGCAAGAATCGTGCCAACTTTGTTATTTATGTAGTGTTATATTAACTCAAGTATAACTCAACCTACCTAACACTGACCATCGCTTAATGTATTGTTGAATCGAACGAACGTTCAATGAAACATCTACGTCGTAGATAGTCTTGCCCGCTTCATTCAGCGCGCCTAACCATTCCTTACCGCCCTTGATAGATGCAGCTATTGAACTGATGTCTGCCCGTCTTTCAGACAGAGGCTTGATGTGTAACTCGAAGGTTGAGATGCGGGCATATAAGTCTTCACGAAACTTCTCTGCCTTTACCATAGCCTTGATGTCACGATGAGTAGCGCACACAAACTTACACGCAATCTCTTCTTCGGAATTACTTCCTACCTTACGGATCACACGATCCTGCAATGCACGGAGTAGCTTGGCTTGCACTCCGATTGGCAACTCTCCGATTTCATCTAAGAATAGTACACCATCTTTGGCGGCAGATAACAACCCTTGTTTCTGACTATCTGCACCAGTGAATGCACCACGCACATGACCGAACAATTCGGACTCCATGAGATGCTCCGGTAATCCTGCACAGTTAATGGCAATGAACGGAGCTTGACGATCACCTATCATCGCACGTGCTACGATCTCCTTGCCGGTGCCAGTTTGTCCTGTGATCAATACTTCGTCAGAACACTTGGCTAACTTCTTGATCTCTTCTTTCATGGCGATGCAATCAGCATCCCACGTGATGAACTTCTTGAGCCACAGTTCTGTGCCTTCAAGTGCGTCCATTAGTTTGCCATCTTCTACTTTATATTTCAGGTCGTGATGTTGGATCAATTGAATGACAACATCACCTAGACCATTGGCTAATAACTCACGCAACTTATCTTCAGAAGGTGGAGCGGGCTTCTCTACGCGTGGCTTTGGTGTTAAGACTCCTAGTGGTATTGCCATATGTTATTTCTTTTTAAATATCCGACGATTCCATTCAGCCCAGATTGACTTGGCTTTCTTTCCTTCGTAAGTAAGAGAATGATTAGCGGTTAGTTGCAGACGCAACACTGGCCGCCAAACATCTTTGATGTCACATTCGATGGCATATGACTCTAAGGTTTGTGTAGAGCCAAAGCGGAATTCTTTGGGGTTGTAGACGCCACCATGCACAGAATGTTTGTGTGCTTTGGTTGAGCGTTGACCGTGCTGGTTGATGTAACAGAACGAGGCATACTGTACCTTGTTCAAGTCAACTACTATGCGATTGTTTTTGGTCATAATATTTATCCTCTTCGTATCTATCTATCTCACGTTCTTCTTTCTGTTCCGCTGCGTACCTATCAGCGTCAATTGATCCTGTCCCATTGCAGCGTTGACAGTCAGCTATCTCCGAGATCTCACCACATGACGAACAAGTTTTAGTTTTGTCATCGATGAATGCTTCACCACAGCAAGCTGTCATTCCTTCTGAACTCTTGCCGCTACCTTCACAGTCAGGGCAGTCCATTAGGTTCTCCTCTGGCGGCATCCTGTTCTCATACTCACGTTGTGCTTTAGCGAATCCGTTATCTTTCATTGGTCTCCTTCCCTAAACCCTACGTAGATAGGACTCCTAGGTAAATCCTTCTCACCGTGTGGTTTGTATTTGATGGTTATTTGTTTGCCTAAATACTTGGCTTGGTTAGTCCAGATGTGTTTGCGTAATGTGTCAGTCAGACCTATGCCTGTACCTACCGAGAACTCTCTACCTTTACTATCACGAACTAGAAACGCACCTAGCGTATTCTTGCCGAACAGATTTGACTGATGACTGGTACGCTTCATCAACCCAACAGCGTTCCATTTATCTTCGTTACAATTCTCCATCTGTTCTACGAACCCTGTGATCGTTACTTCCATGCGTAAGTAACGACATAGCTTAATCAAGTACTGCTCTTTAAGCGTGGAGCGGCCTTGCTTGTAAGGAGAGTCGGGTGTACGAAAGCACAGACCTTCATCACCTCTATCTTCGCCATCACGAAAGACAGCGAACAGATCATCCGCACAATGTATAACGGCGGGACGTTCCACTACTATATCCCTAGGCCACGTGCTAGCATCATCGTTGGAACACATGCCGAAGTACCAGTCGTGTAGATAAGCCTGTCGCCTATCGTAACCGCCATCACGAATAGAATCTAGAATGTGGAACTCAATCTTGTCACTGAGAGGATGGGTCTCACGCATTACTATGGACTGGATTTGATCATAAGAGAGTGTACCATTCCACAACTCCATGTCAAACCCAGAAGGAAGAATTAGGCTACGCTCGCGAATAGACAGGTTCGGTATTGGTTTCAGAGTACGGGATAGTAAGTTATCCTTACCACCCATCTTTAACCGTTCGGCGCGGATTCCGTCTTTCTTGATTGTAGCCCAAACTGGATAGTGCAGCTTGTGTAAAGCTGCCAATATGTTATCGTCGGTGTGCGGTACTATTGGCTTCAACAACGGAGCAGCCAACATCGGACGTTTGAATGTGGTCATTGGTTATCATCTTCCTCATCATCGTTTAACGAATCGTAATCTGTTGGTGTGCCATTTCCAATCTCGGCAACATCAATATGCTTCTCCGGATCAACACCACCGATAACTACGTCAGCCCACTTCTCACGTGTACGGACTACCTTACTGAGGCACCTAAGTTTCTGTGAGACAATACGTGCAACGGAGTCTTCGATTGTGTTGCGGTAGAACACCATTGTCTGTGGACTATCTGACAATGAAGTTAACCGAGGTGTCCTGCCCAGACCTTGTACCAACTCGATCGCAGAATAAGTAGGAGCGACAAAGTTAACACGTTGGCGGACAGGCACAGCAGCGATATCCTCAACAACAGCATACCCGTTCTTCTGTCGTCTTGCTTTGACTTTAGAGAGTTCGTCAGTGTGATGTAGAGATAGCCCAACGCCACCTGCACGAAAAGTGTATATGCAATACAGACTACGACCGGATTGAAACTTATCAATTTCACGTTGTCTTTCCTCCTTGGATTGTGAACCAAGTTTCATATGTTCAGGCAAGTCTTGAAGCTCACGATCTTCGACTTCATCTAGGTCTAGATCCTCTAGCAACTCATCGACTTCGATACCAGCTAATTTCAACTGGTCTACTTTCTCCTGAATATTCTTCTTGGCTTTTTGTTTCTTTGTTAGTTGTGTTTGACCACCACCCCAGACTAATGAGATCTGTTCGCGTGGTACTTTGTATTCGTCTACTAGAACTTTGACAATACCGATGATGCTACCTTTGAAGTTAAGGGCGGCAACTGCTGCTTGACCAGCTTGTACGGATTCATACATAGCTTGTGCTAGATACTTGTGGCGGCAATACTCAGCTGCCATACGGAACTTGAGGAACTGTACCAGTACAGCCATAGCTCCGCCACCACCAACTTCACCAGTTGCCGCTTCGATCTTAGCCTTCTCTTTCAGGTAACGTTCGTATGCCTGTTCATAATATGTACGCTCTTCGGCTGTCTGGAATGAGATCATTTGAATCCTGTTAATCGCATCGAACTGAGGACGTACACCTTTGACACGTACGATATAGAGATCCAAGTCTTTGACTAAGCGTTCAACTGCCGCTTCGTTATACTCCGCTGGATCACCTTGAGCTATGGCAGATGAATACGTAGGCCATGTGTTAAGCGTAAGCTTGCCATCTACACCTAACTGTTCTTTGATTCCTTTGGCGGTGCTTACTGCGAAACACTTCGCTTCACATACACGAGTGAACGGGGTAGCTGAGATGAACACTTGTATGACATCCAAGTCGTTCAACGCTGCAGCTATCTGGTGTTGTGAACTACCTTCATTCTTGAGAGCTTGACATTCGTCCCATAGGATGACTACGGGATTGAGCATCTTGCGCCACTTCCAAACAGTCTTCTCTTCACCATTGATTATGACTTGTTCATCGTTAACCCATGAAGCGCCAGCTCTACTGCGCAACTGCTCAATGTTGATGATCTCGACTCCGTCTTTAATTCCGAGATCGAATAAGTTTTGAAAAACACGCTTTGTCTGTTCGACAATTGTTGCTCTGGTGACGTAAAGGTAATTGACAGTCCCGAAGGTTTTTCCTTCGTGATAGTTAGCGTCGACCAACCGCCTAACAAGAGCAGCTGTCGTGAAAGTCTTGCCAGTTCCTGTTCCAGCAAGGAGCAACTGACCTTTGCGTCCGGCAATGATACCGTCCCACAACTCTTTGACAGCTTTCTTTTGGAACCAGAAGAGGAAAGCTTTCTCTTTGGCAGATGGGTGAAGTCCATAATCATTGTTGTTATTAAATCCTGATTCATCTGGTTGATGTTCTTTGGTTACTAGTTCGGTTATGATCTCTTTGGGAACAACGACAACTGGTGGGTTATCGAAGTCACGGATTAGTTTGTCGGTAAAGGTTTTGATTTCTAGGAAAGAGATCTCACCCTTTAATTCTGTCGGGATAAATCCGTTGACATCTTCCCAACGTTTTATCTTGCCGAAAGAGAAAGCTGACTTGATAGAATTACAGAGACGCTGTAAGTTATCACGTTGCTTTTTCTTTAGGAGTTGTTCTGGTGTTAGTTTCATACAGCATGAGTGTGACGAACGGCTGTATGGCGTGACAAGCCGCCTGGGTTAGTTGCTAGTGGATGTGTAGCATTGCGCATACGACTGACTATGTCACGCATACGATTTCTGTGTTTGATATAGTCTAGTTGTCCGATGGTATAGAAGTATTCAATCTTACCGTCGATTTCACGAATTTCTGGTGCTAAGTTTATCATAAGTCTTTTTCTGTTTGTGCTAGTTTGGTTACGCCGATTAATTCCCACCGCAGTTTATCACCACGAGATAGCCAACGATTGGCTAACAGTCTGGATGCATCTTCCGACACACACGCATACCGCATAATGGAACGTGAGATGATTGAAATATTCTTCTCACGGATCCACCGATCCACACGCTCACGCTCAGAGCGGGCTTTGGCTTGACGCCATGTTTCTACTGAGACACACCAATCTGCATATCGCCACAGTAGGATGTTGGTGTTATCATTATCTACAGAGGGAAATTGTACATGGTAAACTCCTTGTCCTTGTTGCAAATGGACTAGTAGTTCTGCCAAGTCTTTGTCGATGGCTACGAAGCTATTGTCCCGTAACACATAGGTTACGAACTTGTTGACTGATAGTGTTATTAGTTTCATTTTGTTTCTTTCTGCATGGCGGCGGTTATGGCGGAGCGGTTTAGTAATCCGCAGCCAGCTTCTTCATCCCAATACCAATACCATTTCATATATCTCAGACCATTCGTGCCGTTTGTGTTAACAAGCTTAAGCAACCAATCCAGCATGACTTTATCCTTCATCAACTCCTGATTCTTGGCGGTGAGGCGAGCAATCTCGGTGTTCTCAGTCACACGTTGCACCGTCGCGGCGTATTCGAGGCAGGCTTGTTTCATTGCCTCCCTAGTTGAATCCGGCTTGGGTGAGCAAAACCACTTCTCCACAATGCTATCCAGCGTGGCGGGAGTTGGTTTAGCTTGTGGCAATTCAGTGGTTACGCCAGATGAGTTATATTGAAACAACTCTATGATTCTCGCTTTTTCTAGGATGAGTTTGGTTTTCATAGGTGGTTATTTCCAGAGATTGAAATGGTTTTCGATGAGATCAACCGCCAATAGATACTCTTTGGCGATGAGGTTGTTTCCGTGTTTCTCTTTGAGCGCGGCCTTAAAT